GCATTAGAAGCAGGAAAACAAATTACAAATTTACAAATAGGGGAGTCTAACTAATGGCAATTAGTGATAATCAAAAAATTGACTACCTATTTAAGAAGATTGGTTATGGTGCTACTAAAACAGATATTAATGCCAATAAGTTAGCGGCCAACGAAGCAATAGCAAGTCCACTTTTATTACGTGGTGATAAAGTTTGGGCAGAAGCAGGTAGCATACCAGCAGTAAAACCATCAGCAGATACAACACAGGTAAAATTATATAATGCTGTTGAGTGTTCAGAAGATATTACATCAACAGGAAATAGAACATGGAAAACAAGTATTACAGATTGGATAACTCCAGAATTTGGTAGTACATATCTAGTAAGTGTTTACATACATGATACTAACGATTCAGCAGGTGCTGAAAGTTTAGCTAACAAAGTATTTGTAACAGGTAGTGGTAATAATGACGAATGGTTCTTTGATTATCAATCTGGTGTACTAAACTTTATTGGTGATAGTTTACCAAATGGTAAATCATTTACAGGTAAAAGTGTATATATAAGTGGAGCAGTATATCAAGGTAGATTTGGTGTAGGTGATGCAACAGTAACGCAAGGCTTACAAGATCAAATTGATAGTATCATTCAAAATACTGATCCAGCGGCACTTGACTCTTTAAGTGAAATTGTTACAGCCTTTCAAGGCGCTGATAGTGCATTCGCAACAAGCACAGAATTAACTGACTTAGAAGCACTATTAAGAAATGATTTAGCATTCCCATCAACTAGTATAGAGCCAGCACAAACATTTACAGGTGATGGCACAACAACAGAATATCAATTAACAGCTAGTGATTTACCTTCAGTAGAAGCTATTGATGTATACGTAGACGATGTATTACAAAGACCAGATGTATTCTCAATAGATTCAAATAAAAAACTAGTATTTAATGTTACACCAGATAATGGTGCAGATATATATGTAAAGTATAGATTTCATTTTGCAAGTATTACAGCATTTCCTGATAACTGCATAGAAAATAGACATCTAAACTTGATATATAATAGTAGTCAGTATGCTGGCGACAATAGTACAACACAATATACTATTCCAACTGGTCATACTGTACATAGTATATTAGTAATTGTAGATGGAGCAATACTTCCTCCTACAGATTATAGTATACTAGGAGCTACATTAACTCTTAATAATGCTCCATCAACTGGAGCGGTTGTAGACTTCAGATTTCTTCCAATTTAAACAATATCATAATATATAATAAACAGCAATATTGAATAAATACATTGTATGGGTTTTACGGCCTATGCAGAATACTTACTTTATGTACGTATTCTTTTGCTTATAAAGATTATAGGCAAATCAAATATATTTGATTGGAGAAATCTCTATGGCTTTTAGACAAATTAAGAGTCCGGCGTTGGCTAACCAAGCGGTTATCGATACCAAACTTGATGCGAGTTCAGTTTCAGGCCAAACTGCAACTACATCAGCAAACAACTTAGATGCTTTCCTTTTACACGACAATGCGACTTCAGCTCTGAAAAGTATTACAGCGGCAAATTTTATTGGTTCATTTACAACTGATGATATTACCGAAGGTTCAAGTAATGAATACTTTACAGATGCAAAAGCTCAATCAGCAGTAGCGGCAGACATTGCTACAGCAGTGGCGGCAGAAGCAGTGATAGCACGTGCGGCTGAACTTCAGAACGCAAATGATATCGCGGCTGAAACGTCAAGAGCGACAGCGGCAGAGGGTGTAAATGCGACGGACATCGCAAGTGAAATAAGCAGAGCTACAGCGGCAGAATCCGCTCTAGATACAGCTTATAAAGCGGCAGATGCTGGATTACAAACTCAAATAACAAACATTATATCAAACGTTGACCCTGCGGCATTAGACAGTTTATCTGAAATTGTTGCAGAATTTCAATCTCAAGATAGTGCATTGACTGCGGCAATAACAGCTAACTCGACTTTAATTACAAACGAGACAGCTAGAGCTCAAACTGCAGAACAAGCAAATGCAACTGCAATTAGTACAGAAGCAACAAGAGCACAAGGCGCTGAAGCAACTAACGCATCTGATATTTCAACAGAAGCGGCAACTGCTAGAGCGGCTGAAAATGCACTTGATGCTAGAGTAACTGCTAATGAAGGTGACATTACTACACTAACAACTGGATTGGCGGCGGAAATATCTGCTACAGACGGTGAAGTTTCACAACTACAAACCGACTTAGCGGCAGAAGTTACACGTGCATCAGGAGCTGAATTAGCAAATGCACAAGACATTGCAAACGAAGCGACTGCAAGAGCAAATGCAGATACAGCGGTAAGAACAGACTTTGCAACAGCAGATGCAACAACTTTAGCATCAGCACAAACATACGCAGATACAGCAGAAGCAGATGCAATCGCTACAGCGGCGGCAGATGCAACTACAAAAGCAGACGCGGCACAAGCGGCGGCTGAAGCACACGCAGATACAGTATCAGCGGCAGAGACAGCGGCTATCAATACAGCGGTAGCAGTAGTTGACGCTAAAGTTACTACAAATGCTTCAGATATTAGTGCGTTAGAAACAGTAGTTGGTGATGTAGCAAATACACCACTTGATACTACAGCAACATCAATTGGTGCGGCTATCAACGAACTTCACGGTGAGATTGATACTAACACTACAGATATTGCAACTAACACAGCTGATATCGCAACTAATACAGCTGACATTGCAACTGAAACAGCTAGAATTGATAACATTCTAACTAACACAGACCCAGCGGCACTTGACTCACTGACTGAAATCGTTACAGCTTTCCAAGCTGGTGATTCAGCGGCAACAGCGGCAATTAACGCAAACGCAACTGCTATTTCGCAGAATGCTTCAGACATCACAACTGGTGACGCGGCATTACAAACAAATATCAATGCGGAGTCTACAAGAGCACAAGCGGCTGAAGGTGTTAATGCGGCGGCAATAGCGGCAGAAACAACAAACAGACAAGCAGGAGATGCATCAACTTTAGCATCAGCACAAGCATATGCTGATACAGCTGAAGCAGACGCGATTTCAACTGCGGCGGCTGATGCAACTACAAAAGCAGATGCGGCAGAAGCAAATGCAATCGCAGACAGTGATGCGGCAGACGTAGCACTAATGGGTGATGCAACACTAGACGGTACAGCAGGTAATACTGTAACAGATAGAATTGCAACAGCTAAAGCGGGTGCAGAAGCAACAGCAGAAGCTTATACTGACCAAGAAGTTCTAACTGAAAAGACTAGAGCACTTGCGGCAGAAGCGGCAAACACACTAGCTATTACAGCTAACACTGGTGATATAGCAACTAACGCGACAGACATTGCAACTAACGCAAGTGACATTGCAACAGAAACAGCAGACAGAATTGCGGGTGACGCAACTCTAACTACTGCTATTTCAAATGAAGCGTCAACAGCTAGAGCGGCAGAACTTGCTAACGCACAAGCGGTAACAGCAGAAGAAACAAGAGCACTTGCGGCAGAAGCGGCAAACGCAACAGCAATAGCAAACGAGGTATCTCGTTCAACTACTGCTGATTCAACGCACACAGCTAACATTGCAACTAACACTAACGATATTGCTACTAACTTAACAAGTATCAATAACGAAGTAGCTAGAGCAACAACAGCTGAAGCGACACTTCAAAGCAACATCGACACGGAAACAGCTAGAATTGATTCAATCCTAACTAATACGGATCCGGCGGCGTTAGATTCACTAACTGAAATTGTTTCAGCATTCCAAAGTGCTGATAGTACAATCAATGGTGCAATCACAAGTCTAAGTAATACTGCTTCAACAGACAGAGCGTTAATTCGTACTGAATTTGCGGCGGCTGACACAGCATTAGACACACGTCTAACAGCTGAAGAAGGCAAAGTATCTACTTTAGAAACACAAGCAGGTAGTGCGGCACTACAGACAACTGCACAAACGTTATCAGAAGCGATCAACGAACTGAACTCAGGTACAGCGGCTGATTTAACTTCTGTTAATAACGCAATTGATGCAGTAGAAACTGGTGCAGGTTTACAAAGTGACGGTTCTTACTCAGCACACTCAGGAACACACGCAATTGATTCAGCTTCATCATTACATGATGCAGACTCTAAATTAGATGCGGCAATCCTAGCTGAAAAAACAAGAGCTGAAGCGGCAGAAGCAACACTAACTACAAATGTTTCAGCAAATGCAACAGCAATCTCTGGTAATACAGCAGACATTGCAACTAATGCAACAGCAATCGCAACTAATGCATCTGACATCTCTACTAACGCGGCAGACATAGCGTCTGAAGCAAGTACAGCTAGAGCGGCAGAATCAGCGAATGCAAACGCAATTACAGCAGAAGCAACTACAGCAAGAGCGGCTGAACAAGCAAATGCAACAGCTATCGCAAATGAGTCAACAAGAGCTCAAGCGGCAGAAGCGGCAAATGCAACTGATATCGCAGACAACTTAACTGAAATTACAGCTACACAAGCTGGCGCAGGTTTAGGTGTTGATGGTACATATTCAGCAAATGCAACAGCAGACTACATCTCAACTGCATCATCATTGAAAGATGCTGATAACAAGTTAGATGCGGCTGTTAAAGCAGAAGAAACTAGAGCTACAGCGGCAGAAGGTGTGTTAACTACAAACCTAGCAACTGAAGTAACTAGAGCTCAAACTGCAGAACAAGCTAATGCGGCAGATATTGCTACAGAAACAGCTAGAGCAACAGCGGCGGAAGCGGCTAATGCAACGTCTATTTCAACAGTAGCAACAGACTTGGCAACAGAAGTGACACGTACAGACGCTTTAGTAGTCACAGTTAACGATATTATCAGTAACACGGATCCAGCGGCGCTAGATTCATTAACTGAAATCGTTACTGCTTTCCAAAATGCAGACAGCACACTAACAGGTACAGTAGCGGCAAACGCAACTGCCATTACTAACCTAAGTACAGCTTTAACAAGCGAAGTAAATGACAACGACACAGACCACGCGGCGGCGACAACTGACAGGGCGGCTATCCGTACTGAGTTTGCGGCGGCTGATGCGGCTCAAGACACAGTAATCGCAACTAAACTAGCACTTGCTGGTGGAACAATGAGTGGCGATATTGCTATGGGCGGTCAACTAGTAACAGGTTTAGGAACAGCGGCCAATCCAGGTGACGCAGTATCTAAAGCAGTACTAGATGCGGCAATTTCAGCACAAGACATCTCTACTAATACTACAGATGACTTAGCTGAAGGTTCAAACCTATACTACACTGATGCCAGAAGCAGAGCGGCAATTAGTGTTAATGACGTTGCAGGCGCAGGCTTAGTAAGCTACGATAACAGCACAGGTGTTATCTCGGTTGACACTAACGAATCAGTCCTAGACTTAACAGATGTATCTGATACAGATTACACTAACAAAGACGGATACGTATTAGCAGTTAACTCAAATGAAGACGGTATGGAACTGAAAAACCCGTTAAATGTTTTCTCAACACAAGAGAGAATGACAATTAATGGTGATGGATCTGCAACGCAGTATTCATTAACTTTCACTACAACACAAGACCAAGCAATGGTTTTTGTTGGTGGTGTTATTCAGGATCCATCAACTCACTACACTATCGATAGTGCGGCGAAAACTATCACGTTTAACTCAGCAGTACCAGTTGGTACACAAATTGTTGTGTTATCACCAGGTGCAGGACTTAACCCAGTACTACTTGCTAACTCAGTATCATTCGACAAACTAGCGGCTGATATTAAAGCATACGTACAAAAAGGTGAAGTATCAGCTTCCGGTTCAACTACAGTTGATTCATTCAACGGTGCGTTGTATCGTTCAGCGAAATACATCATGCAGGTTGATGACGGCGCAGGTAACTATGAGACACGTGAAGCTTTAGTAGTACATGATGGTAGTACTGCATACATTACAGAGTACGCAATGGTTTATACTGGTGCAGACTTAATTGGTGATGCAAGTGTTACTATGAACGGAAACCAAGTTGAATTAACTTACACTCCGACAAGTGGTACAGCTACAGTTAAAGTGATCGCTACTTACATTGATGTGTAAGGAGTATATCGCTTCTTAAGTAACCAAACTTAAAGGGGCGTAACAAATTAAGGTTACGCCTCTTTTAAAGTAGCTTTATTATCAAAGTTGATAATACTGCTAGAAAAAGAATAAATACTTTGCTACTCAATGTGGCAATAACTTTTTTGATCAAAAAGGAGTCATAAAAATGGCACAAAGAAAATTTATAATTGACGGTGGTTTTAAAACTGATGACGCCTCAGAATTACTAGCCAATTTAACGATGGGTGGTTCAATCCTACCTGACGTTGATTCGGATGGTACAACTGGTTACGACTTGGGTTCTACTACTGCAAAATGGAAAGATTTATACCTTTCTCAAGGATCACTTTACATTAATAACCAAAAAGTAATCCATGATGATTCAGGTACAATCGTTCTTAAAGCAGATACGGACCAAGGCTTAACTGTTAAAACTGAGGGCACAGGAGTAATTACCCTGCAATCAACACAAACAGTAAATGTCGCTGGTACTTTACAGATGCTAGATGGCAAAAACATCACTTCAAGTGGTGGAACTTCAGTTGGTTTTGGTGACAAAATTGACATGAATTCAAACAAGATAATAAATGTTCCAAATCCGACAGACGGTGGGGACGTTTCTAACAAAACTTATGTGGACTTACAGATTTCAAACGTAGTCAACGGTGCACCAGGTGCGTTAGATACATTGAACGAATTAGCAAACGCCTTAGGTGATGACGCTAATTTCTCAACTACAATAACTAATAACATTGCGGCAAACGCAAGTGCTATTACTGCTCTACAAACTACAAGTAGCAATAATGGTACTGCAATGACTACAGCTCAAGCAGATATTATTGCTAATACAACAGCTATATCTTCTGAAGCAACTACAGCTAGAGCGGCAGAAGCCACTTTAACTACAAACCTAGCGGCAGAAACTACAGCTAGGGTAGCTTTTGAAACATCTGCAACTGCAGACATTGGTTTAAAAGCGGCGAAGACTTATGTTGATTCACAAGACGCGGCATTAACATCTACACTACAAAGTTATGCAGATACAGCTGAAGCAGATGCTGTTACTTCTGCTAACTTATATACAGACGGTAGAGAAACTGCAATTACAACAGCTTATACTAGTGCAATATCAGTACTTACAACTGATGATGTTCCTGAATCAGGATCACCAACTAATGTATACTTTACTGACGCAAGAGTAGATACTGCATTAGGTACAGTTGGCGCAGACATTCTTCCTGCAACAACTGAAACTTACAACTTAGGTTCAGCAACAAATCGTTGGAATAAACTATTCCTAAAAGGTTCAACAATTGACCTAGGTGGTGTAGACATTTCAGCTTCAGGTGGCGGTATGTCAGTTGGTGGTTCAGACATGGCTACTCAAGCATATGCAGACCAAGCAGAAGCAGATGCGATTACAACAGCAGTAGCTAATATTAAAGGCAATGCTCTAGACATGGGTGCTAATGATATTACTACAACTGGTAAAGTTAAATTTGCTAACGTTTACGCGACAGACGGCGATCTACCAGCGGCGGGTACATACCACGGTATGTTTGCTCACGTACATGATGGTGGAAAAGCTGTTTTTGCTCACGCAGGTAACTGGGTGGAACTAGCTAAACAATCAGATCTTACAACTGCGGTTAACAACCTTGTAGATTCAGCACCAGGTGCTTTAGATACATTGAATGAACTAGCGGCGGCAATGGGTGATGATGCTAACTTTAGTACAACAATGACTAACAACCTAGCAAGTAAAGCGGCAACAGGTACTAACATGATAGCTGGTAACGGCTTAACAGGTGGTGGTACACTAGCAAGTGATCGTACATTTAACGTCGGTGGCGGAAATGGTATCACAGTAAGTGCAGATGGCATAGCTATGTCAGGTTCATATACTGGTGACTTTACAGCAACTGGTGATGTTACAGCATACTCAGATGAGAGCTTAAAAAGAAACATTCAAGTAATTGATGGTGCTCTAGGAAAAGTAGAGAATATTAGTGGTTACACTTGGAACAGAATTGCAGATGATTCAAGAGCAACAGGTGTTGTTGCCCAAGAATTAGAAGCAGTACTTCCAGAAGCAGTACACACTGATGCAACTGGTTTAAAATCAGTAGCATATGGTAACATTACAGGTCTACTAATTGAAGCGGTTAAGGAATTATCAGCTCAAGTAGCAGAACTTAAAGCTAACAAGTAATTATATTACTAATATATTAAAGCGAGTGTAAGAAATTACACTCGCTTTTTTAATGACTATACAATACTTTAAAAAGCGATAAATAGTATTATAATTAGCTGTAGGAGCAAAAATGGCATTTAGAAAGATACAAGTAAGTAATTTACAAAGCACAGAATCTGCTGTCAAAGACCCTTTACTAATACTTAATCAAGATTCATCAGAAGATGTTGATTCTGGTTTTTTATCAAAGAGAGGTATAAGCACATATTCTGGGCTTGTTCGTGACTCATCTACAGCAAAGTTCTTTTTAATTGAAGGAATTAATTTAGTATCAAACTCTCTTAATGATATTAGTGCAGTAGATGGTACATTAACAAAAGGTACACTAGAATTAAATTCTCTAAATGCTACAACAATATATGTAACAAGTCCAAGTGGTGCAATACATACAACAAATTTAGTAACAGAAAATATTGGCTATTGGCCAGCAGATCCAACAGATACATCAAAACATATTTTAACAGTTGGTAATGCAAATACACCTGCTGAATACATAGGTAATTCAACAGGTTTGCATACAGGTACAGTTACACTTACTGGAATGTTTGATGCTACTAATGGAACTACACTAGGTAATTGGAACGGTTCGGTTTACGATATAACTGGTGCAAATAAAATTTTAGAAAGCGGAACCGGTAATTTAGATTCTGCCCTAACAGTTGATACAGCAACCGCAACAACATTAAATGCAGGTACTACTAATATTAGTGGCATTGCTACATTTACTGGAGGTAGTGTAGATTTTACTGGAACAAGTACATTAGGTAATTGGAACGGTGCAGTTTATGATAGAACTGGTAGCACACTTATCATTGAAGATGATGCAACACCAGGACCTATTGTTCATGCAGACTTAGATGGTAATGTTACAGGTACTGTATCAGATATTTCAAATCATGGAATACAAAGTTTATCAGATGTTGATAGTACAGATACATCTGCTACTGGTGATATGCTATTGTATGATGGATCACAATGGGGACTTGTAAACTATGAAGATGAAATCAATACACGTATTACAGCAAACAATAATAGTTTAACTGCAACAAGTTTATCAGATATTGGTTTTACAGGCGACACCGTTGCTAATGGAGACTTTCTTTTATATGACAGTAGCACAAGTAAATTTGGATATGTAAATTTTGCAAATGAAGTTAACGCATATGCAGATGCTAGAATTGCCTCTACAAATAGTAGCCACGTTTCATTTGGTAGTAGTATTAGTGCTACTGCATTTGAAGGTAAACTATATGATACCAATGGCAATGTTATTATGGACAACACCAGTGGCAATGTAGGCATTGGTGGCAAAACAGCATCTTTTGATGAATTTGACGGTGACTTACATGGTGAAGTAATTCACCCAACTACTGGTGCCAAAGTAATTGATATGCAATACTCAACACCAATTTATACAGGTAATGTAGTAGGGGTATTACAAGGTGTAATTTATAACTCTAACGGAAACCCTGTACTAGATAACGGTTCAATAAGTGGAACTCCAAACTTTGGCGGAAATGTATCAGGTGATATAGATTCAAATGGTGCATCAACATTTAGTGGTAGTGTTAATTTCACAGGTGCTACAATAACTGGGTTACCAGCAGATTTATCAACTCGTACCACAGACGATTTAGCAGAAGGTACTACTAGAAAATATTATACAGATGCTAGAGTAGATGCAAGAATATCAACTAGCTTTGTTTTACCAAAAGGAACTACAGCACAAAGACCAGCAAGTCCAGTAGAAGGACAAATGTATTTTAACACAGAAACAAGGATGTTTGAGGGTTGGGATGGACTAGATTGGCAACAACTTGTACCTTCTCAATTTCAAAGTACACCATAAATAGTAGTAGAGGATATATAAATGGCATTTAAAATTGGAAACAAAATAGTATTACACGACGCAGATCCTAGTGCAACATTATTAACAAACAGTAATTTAGATCAGTTACAAATTAATGGAGTAGATGTGTTCACGCATGATGGTACTACAGTTACATTACAGAATGTTGAGATACCATCTCAAAATGCAACAAATGCAAGTTTAACAGCAAGTGTTAATACTAATACAGCAAACATTGCTACTAATACAGCAAATATTGCATCTAATGCTACAGCGATATCAAATAATACTACAGCAATATCAAATAATGCTACAGCGATATCAAATAATGCTACAGCCATTACAAATAATGCTACAGCGATATCAAATAATGCTACAGCTATTATAAACAACGAAACAGCAATTAATAATAATGTTACAGCAATAGCAAACACACTAGTAGATGCAAAAGCATATACAGATACACGTGAAACAGCAATTACTACAGCATATACATCAGCTATAGCGTCATCTACATCAAGTGGTAGTACAGCGGCAAACTCATATACAGATACAGAAATTGCTACAGCTACAGCAAGTATAACTACAGCATATCAAACTTATACAGATACAGCTGAAGCAGATGCAATTAGTACAGCTAACACTTATACAGATACTAGAGAAGTAGCAATAACTACAGCATATGAAACATATACAGATACAGCAATATCAAATTTAGTTGATACAGCTCCAACAACATTAGATACATTAAATGAATTAGCGGCGGCACTTGGTGACGATGCAAACTTCTCAACAACAATAACAACTTCAATAGCAACAAAATTAGCTACAGCAGATTTTACAAGTACAGCAGATACTTGGTTAGGTACTAAAGATACAGGAGATTTAGCAGAAGGCTCTAATTTATATTATACAGATGCTAGAGTAGATTCTAGAATAACAGCAAACGCAAGTGGAACAATTACAAATTCAGATTTAGATATGAACGGTAATAAAGTTTTATTTGCTAACGTCTATGCAACAATAGGTGATCTTCCAAGTGCAAGTACATATCATGGAATGTTTGCTCATGTACACGCAACAGGCAAAGGATATTTTGCTCATGCAGGTAACTGGGTAGAACTAGCTAATGCAAGTGAAGTATTTGATGGAAACTATAGCTCTTTATCAGGTGTTCCTAGTTTTGCAACAGTAGCAACGTCAGGTGATTATAGCGACCTTAGTAATAAACCAACAATTCCAACAGACAATAATCAATTAGCAAATGGTGCAGGATATGTTACAACTGATACAAACACAACATATACAGCAGGCAATGGATTATCATTAAGTGGAACAGAATTTTTAATGAGTGGTAGTTACACAGGTGACTTTACAGCAACTGGTGATGTTACAGCATACTCAGATAAAAGATTAAAAAGAAATATTGAAACTATTACAAATGCAGTAGATACAGTAAGTAAATTACGTGGTGTACATTTTGAAAAAGATGGTAGAAATAGTACTGGTGTAATAGCACAAGAAGTAGAAGAAATATTGCCTCAAGTAGTACATACAGCTCCAGATGGAATGAAATCAGTAGCATATGGTAATATAGTAGGTATTTTAATAGAAGCTATAAAAGAGCAACAAAAAGAGATAGAAGAATTAAAGAAAAGATTATAAACTGCTATATAACACGAGCTATATAGATAAATAATACTACAAGCAATATGCTTGTAATTAACGTTAATTACAATTTGACAGGAGAATAATATGTCGACATTACCAGCAACCGGTTCAACAATTTCAATGTCAACTGTGCGTAACTATTTTGGATTAAGTGGTACAGTATCACTGAGCCAATTAGGTAACACAATATCACCGTCAGTGACGTCAAATATCAAACTTTCAGCTACCTTTGGTGGTTGGCAGTATCCGTCAGCAACTGGTGGTCACCCATAAGAAATTGTATAAAATAATTTTAGTAAGCACGTTGTTTATACTTGACAACGTGCTTACTTTAATGTAAAATAAATACACTATATAAATACTATGACTAATAGTAGAGTAAACTCAACACAGGAGAAAACAATGATTAGAACTCGATACGAGATTGAAACGTTCGTACTTGGAGCACACCCGTCTCCAGCCAGAAAGGCACAAGTACTTACACAAGAGCTAATGAAAGCTCGTGAAACATCACACCCAGATCTTCCAGTACTAGAAGCAATTTATAAAGATTTTTCTGCAGAACATAATGTAGAAGATCTTACAAAAGATATTGAATCCACTGAAGAAGAATATTGGGTACACAGATTAGCAAAACTAGCGGCAATTGATATTCTTACAATTGGTAAGGTACAACCAGAGCATATGGCTTATATGGTTGCATTGCCAGATGAAGCTTTTAAGGCATCGGTTAAAGAAGCTACAAGTATTGCTAAACAATTAAATTATGAGGTTCAACAAATTGAAGCTGAACTTCAAGCAGATTTAGCATCTGCAAAATAATCTGAATGGTATCAACACCATCATTTTATCATAAAAAAAACAACTCCGCTAATGTAGCTATTTGCGTTCCTGTGCGAGATAATGTTACTGCGGTTTTTGCTTACAGTCTTGCTATGCTTCAACGAAAGTGTGGTGAGGCTGGATTAGCAACTTCTCTCCATTTTAATATGGGTAGTGAAGTTACTATGCAAAGACAACAGTTAGTATCTGAAGCATTGGAAACAAATTGTACTCACATTATGTGGATTGATTCTGATATGAACTTTCCAGTAGATACCCTAAATATATTATTAGCGGCAGACAAAGATATTGTTGCTGGAAATTATTCAACAAGAGTTCCACCACATAGACCTGTTGCTTTTAGAAGTAAGAACAATTTAGATGACAGAGTTTTTACTGGTACAGGCGTAGAAAAAGTATGGGCTGTTGGAAGTGGAATGATGTTAGTAAAAAGAGAAGTTTATAAAAAACTATCTTCGCCTTTTTATAAGATTGAATACTCTGAGGATTATTCAAGTTTAATAGGAGAGGACGTATATTTTTGTACAAGAGCTAATGAGGCAGGATATGAAGTATATGTAAGTCACGAACTGAGTGACAAGATAGCACATATAGGAACACGTGCATTTACAGTTAAAGGCGATTGCAATGATTAATATAAAAAATAACCAAAGAGAATTTACAGGACAGAACGTTGTCACACCTTGGGATAGACTCAAAAAATTTATGTTTGGAAGTTACCCAATTATTAAAACACCAATAAGATTAAAAGATGAAGACGATATTTTAGATTTAGCAAAAAAGTATAAAGATGAAGCAGACATGGCTTGGGTTGTGTTTGATGAAATTGAAGTTAACCCAAAATTTCCTTGGCACTATAGGCCAAGTGATTTAGGTAAAAAAGTTATTCACACGTTTCCTAGAGTAGTTAAAAGAACAAACAGACCAGTAAGTTGGGGAGATGTTAGATTAGTTCCTACTAACGGAGTTTCTCATGGTGAGGTAGAAAATAAATTGGTAGCAAGTTTTCACGTTGCAGAATTTGATATCTTTATGATTAGTTACCACGAAGCTGAAGCAGATGAGAATTTTCAAAAGTTAAAAAACAGATTTAAAGATGCACAACACGTAAAGAACGTTGAAGGTATTGGTAATGCTCATAAACGTGTAGGTGAATTAGCAAAAACTGAAATGGTTTATATTGTTGATGCAGATGCAGACATTATGGGTGACTTTAGTTTTGACTATATTCCACCAATGAGTAAAAGAAAAAATACAACATATGTATGGAGTGCTAGAAATCCAGTAAATGGATTAGAGTATGGATATGGTGGTGTTAAATTATTTCCAAAAGTTCAATTATTAGAGCTAGGGCACGAATTACCAGATTATACAACTGGTGCAAGTTTTTATCAACCTATTGCAGATGTATCAAACATTACAAGATTTAATAAAGATCCATATAGAACATGGCGTAGTGCATTCCGTGAATGTGTTAAACTAGCAAGTTCAGTTAATCCTAACCAAAAACAAAAAGAAACAGATGAAAGATTAGAAACATGGTGTACCACAGATGTTGGAGCTCGTTTTGGTCGTTACTGTTTAAAAGGTGCATTAGAAGGCAAGGAATATGGAATAGCAAACAAAGACGATAACGAAGCATTAACTAAAATTAATGACTTTGAATGGTTACGTGAACAATTTGTTGCTAGTATGAAAAAGAGGGTCACTGACCAGTAAATGACACAATGGTTTCGAAATGCAATTCATCATTTAAAAGTAGAAACAGGTTGGGGCTACTTTTATCACTTGTGGCATAGTATTCAAAATACATGGTCTTTATTAGTAATAGCATTTAAAAGTTTAGTACACGGATTATTTCCTTGGATATGGAAGGCAGATGCACCTAAAGGTGTTATTAAAATGTATCATCAAATTATGAGAATAGAACATATTGCTAAAATGGACAAATTAAGAGAGATACCAAAAAATGAACGATATAAATCCAATAAATCTATTAACCCTACTGAATAGTTATGGCGATATAGTAGAATTAAACCAGAAGTTAGATTCAGATCAAGTAATAAAAGAACTTGAGAGATTAGAATGGGAAAAAGGACCTAACGGTAAACAAGGTATTAACTTAACAGGTCCAGAAAAAGGACTTGGACTTGAAGATAAAAATAAACACGAGCAAGATCAACCAGTAAATGAAAACTTATTAAAATGTACTGCATTATATGATTTTTTTACACAATGGTCAGACCTAGCTAGATGCAGAGCAGTAAAATTAGAAGCTGGTAGCTTCTTTACTATGCACAGAGACGCATTTAGATTTAATCCACAAATAAGAATTTTTATTCCACTTAATAAAACAGAAATACATCAATGGAATTTTTTATACGAAGAAAGACGTGTAGAATTTAAACCAGGTGTTCCGTATGTATTAAATACTCGTAAGCAACATGGAAGTTTTGCAATGGAAGGTGGAATATATCATATATTAATGAGCTTATATTTAACTGAAGCTAACCTTAAAACAATTATAAATTCGTTACCAAACTGTAAGGAAAGATAATGAAAGAAAAAACAGATAAAAATTATTATAGTGGTGAAAAAATTGATGATTTAGTTGATGCAGTTAAAAAAGCAGAACATACAAAACAAGAAGGTGTAACGCAACAAGACGAGTCATACGAAAAAGTAATGTATAGTGACGAACAAATGGAAGAACATAAGAAGATGGATAACATCTTTAAAGTAGATGGGGTTCCAAGTAGATGGGAACATAATAAATTACGTGCTAATTGGCATTTTGATCCATTTGCAGATCCAAACGAAGAAACCTTTGTAATACCTTGTAGATTTGAAGGAGACTTTGAACCAGCAGTTAGATATGCAGTAGAACATTCAAAAGAAATGACTATAGGAAACTATAGAAATAGAAATTTAAGCAAACAAGACAAAGACTTGCATGACGGTGAGATACAAGACGTTCTAAATGCATCTGGTAAAGAAGATGTAAGTAGTATGTATCATGATATGATTGTAAGAAGTAGGTTTAAAGAAGGTGAAGAGAATTATTATGCTCAACGTAACCCTGCACCAGAGTATGAAATATTATTACGAATGATTGATACATTAGAAGTAGAAGTACATCAGTCAAGAATGCATATACAAAAATTAGGACAAGTTACACCTATACATATTGATCAACAAATGAGATATGCAAGACCAGGTTGGCGTAAAGTATGGACTGATGCAGGTGCAGACAAGAATCCTTTAAAATTAAGAAGATTCCTAGTTCATTTACAAGATTGGGATTATGGTCATGTATGGCAGTTTGGTAACACTTACCATCAAGGATATAAAGCAGGTACTTGTATAACTTACGATTGGTGTAATATGCCACATGGTACAGCCAACTTTGGATTTACTCCAAGAGTAACATTTCAATTTACAGGCTTTGTAAGTGATAAAGTACAACATATGATTGATAACCCAGATCCTAACAGAATTATAAAAGTATGATAGAAAAAGACTTTCCAGATAAACAAGACTCACGATATCACTACAAACAAACACTAAGGCCTGAAAAACAAATAAGAGAACCAAATACTAGTACAAAGTATTACGGAAGACATGATACAGGAAACAAGTGTAAAGTAGGTGAAGGTGGATCAGATCATTTTACACATGGTGCTATACAAGAACTTGATTGGGATAACGATCCAAAATTAGACTTTGAGTATACATGGAACAAATATGGATATAGAGGACCAGATGATTTAACCAATATAGGAATACTATTTGCAGGATCAAGTTTACTACTTGGTACAGGATTACCATATGAAAAATCAATACCTTATTTAGTTTCAAAAGAACTTGGATTAGATCATTTCAATTTAAGTGACTTTGATACTCTTACAGATATGGCAGATAAGTTATTTGACTTGACAAACTTAAATCCAAAGTATATTATATTAAATGACTTCTGGGGTATAAATGATACCAATTGGCTTATGCGTTATTGGATACCAAAAGAAAAAGATACAAAAGTAGTAAAAGAAGTAAGAGAAACTTTTAAAAACAGTAATGGTAAAATATTTAAAATGTTCGAACTAGCATTAAAACAAACATTTCCAAATTCAAAGTATTTTATACTACAACCTAATGAAAGACGAAAGCATTGGTTTTATGATTACGAGCCAAAAGATATTAAATCAATATATTACACACAAGAAGAAATGATAGACCTGGCTAGAGATCAAACACATCCTGGTCCAAAAACACACAAATATTTAACAGAGAAAATTATTAATGAATTATCAAGGTGAAGATCTAATTATAGTAACAGGAGCTCCAGGTTCTAGATGGAGTGGAGTTATACGTTTATTAAGTCTTATATGTAAAGATATTAATATGACTGATAACACACCTAGACGTGTTTATGAAAAAAGAGATGCAGAAGGTAAAGTAATTGGTTGGCATAGGGGTGCATATTGGGGTCCACATAATCAATATGGACATAAGTTTGATAAACTTAACACACTATCTAAAGAAGAAGTATTAAAAGAATTTAAAGAACCGTTTGCTGATTGGGATACAGGAAAGAAGATTATTAAGAGTCATTGGTTTGCATATCACTTACCTCAACTAAGACAAATGTTTCCAAAAGCTACTATGTGGTCGTTTTATGAAAAAGATAAAGAATGTTTTGAATGGTGGCATCACGTAGGCGGTTGGGATATATACTTTCCAAATTATACGTGGTATGTTGATGATGATAGAATGATGCAACAAATTGGTATAGAAAATAATAATATAAAAGATTTCTTTGATTTAAAACGTTATGCTGGTTGGAAAGAAGCAGTAACACAATTAGGCTTATCCACAGATATAAGAACTATATCAGAAATAATGGAACTTGATCCAGATTTTGATAAAATACACAAAAATGATAATGAAGAAGTTTATAATGCTTTCTTAGATGAAATGTTTACTAGAAAAGAAATGGGTATTATAACTTCGTAGAGTGTTGCTCGAACACAGTTTTTATTTTCTTTATAAATTGTTTTGAATTACATTGTATTTTAGCACCAGGGTGTAATGGTCTAGGCCAATTACCTATTTTAACCCAACAATAACCATCACTTTCATTATTCAGTATAGGAATAAACTCTTCTTCTACAGTTACAACAAAACTATGGTATATAAATTTTTTGTTAGGACTTGTGAATTTATTGATAGGTATAACTTTTTTAATATCCGGAACTAATCCTAGTTCTTCTTCAATTTCTCTATACAACGTATCAATTGGTTTTTCATTATTATCTGATTTTCCTCCAAAGAAGCCCCACGTTCTAGGGTGGTTAACTTCACCACTACGGTGTTGAAGCATAACTCTTCCTGTATCTGTGCTAAGAAATATACATCCTGCGGCTGTAATCATATTTTTGTTATCCAATGTGAACAATCGTCGTGTGGGTCATCACAACTATAAGTAAAGTCTCCAGAAACCTGCATTATATACGCCTTCATAACTATTAACCCACTCTGAACCATTCCACTCTAGTTGGTCGCTACTTGATAAGTTTGTAACGTGTTGGGTATCACTTACACTACTGCTATCAAAACTAACATTCCAAGTTGAACCGTTATATTCAATAACATCATATTTATTAGCTACTAACCCACTCCATATTGGTGTAGAAGGAATAGGATTAATTAGTATGTAACGTTGTCCAGTGACAGCACTAGGAACAGTTCCATCGCCTGGATAATTAATTGATGGATCTAAAATAGCATTTACGGCATTTAGTGTATTAGTAGGTAAAGTTGAAGGATCAATATCTACGATTAGTAAATTAGGATCACTTGGATGTTCGTCTAATCGTCCTATAATATCTTCATCTTTAGCACCTGGATCTTTTGATTTTCTAAGTCTTAGTTGACTTATTCCAGGTCGTAATACTCCAAATGGAGTAAGTTCTTTGGCCCATTCTAATACATTACCGTCATCATCTAAATTGCTTCCATTAGCATTTAATAGTTGAAGGTTGTTGTTTTCATATTTTACTTTTCTATCTTCATATGTTACAACTGTATATTGTAAAGTTTCGTTATTAAATGGTTGTTCAGCTTTAAATAGATCTAAGTTTTCATCATCTAAGTTATAAAGTTCACTTATAATCGTATGAATTAGTTTTTGTTGTTTTACCTTTGCAGGAGGATTTATATAAACTGGTATATCAAATGACATTGTAGCTACATCAATAATATCGTCAATACTTGATCCAACACTTCTTGTACTCCAGGTAGTATTAGTAAGTTCTACGTGAGATAACGCAGTCCAGTCTAGTGGACTAGCATTTGTTCTAATATCTAATGTAGGATTAAATAAAACAAGCATTTGTTCTAGTAACTGTAATTTTTGATCTGTATTTGATGACCATACATCTGCGTTCATTTGCATTATGTAAGGAACTGGAGCATGACGTTCTACAGTATAGCTATTGCCTTTTTCGTTTTTATATTCTCCAGTAGTTTGGTCATACTTTTTTTCGTATACTTGAACTTTATCTACATGATCTTGATATGTACGTCTTTCTGGTACTAAATTTAAATTTGTTACATAACAACTTATAAATGGAACAGTATTCATAATGTTTTCACTGTTCTCTCTTGTTATGTGAGCCGCCATTCTGTTTATATCACCATAACGTACTGGAACTTTATGAAATACTGGAAGACCTGATTCTTCATTTTTACCCATTTGTACACTGAAGCCACTAAACAATCTTATAAATTGTTGAATGTATCTTCTTATTTGTTTATCATAAAAGTATTGTTGGCTCATTTGTTAAAATCACTTTTTGGTTTAATAACTTGGGATAGAGGCTGACGTTCTGGAAACTCTTGATCGTCAATAATTGTTGTAGCCTTATTATTAATAAAGCTACTAGCATTGTAAGTTCTATCACTCCAAGTTTGTTCAGTAACATTGTCATATAATCTATGCCATTTGCTTCCACGTCTTACAAATAGTCTATTAGGAGTAAAGTCTGTTCTAATAAAATATTCTCCATCTTTGGGATTTCCTGGAAACTGGTCACCTTGTTGTAAAGCTTCACCGTGTTTGTATTCGTTATCAACTTCTTCTTGGCCAAATAAATGTTCAGCAAGTGGCAAACCTAATGGATCAGCTTCTTCAGCACTTTTCACAATAGCATTACTGATATTAAGTTCTGTTTTGTAAGCACTAACTTTATTTTTAAGGCTTCCTGGATCTTTAGCACTACCAAGTATATCTTTGTATTCTTGTGTATCTGTTAATGGTGCTACTTTAATTCTCCAAATATGTGGATACCAAGTCTGTGAAAATCCTTCACTACCCCTAGCGGCATCTTGAACTACATAAAATTTATTAATAGCATCTCTGTCGTTGCTTAATAAAAGTTCATCTCTTAAATGAGGCAATTCAATAACATCACCTGGCATTAATCTTCTACCTAATTTTTCTACCATATCATTGATATGAAAACTTATAAACAAAGTATCGTTGGTTAAGAATAATCCAAATTGAGTTAAATCAAAGTCATTGTCACTAACATTATATACTCCACGAAGATCAAAAATATCAGGATCATATTTACGATCTCTATTTTCCATAAACAGTAAGTCTTGAATATTTGTTTCATCAATTATACCTTCTGGATTTATTTCTTCTCCGGTTGTATTGTCTATTTCTAAACCACTGCCGTAGTTCGGCTCACTAGGATCATTATTGCCTTGTTGAGGTTGTGGACCCAAATACTTATGGACGTGTATAGCCGTACCGCCTATATCGAACTGTTCTCGTATAGTTCTGTCCATGAATTTGTAATCATTACCTTTATAAGGCTTATATAGTGTAAAACGTGGCATATGGTTTTCCTTGTTATGTTGTATTTATGCCTTTTGAACCCAATGTGATATGGATAAATATTATATACCCACATAATATAAGGAAAACAATATGTTTAGATTTTACACAGAAAGAAAATGGTTACTATGGGCTTGGATAGGTTCAGCAATCATTTTATCATCATTATGGGTTCAAGTTAAAATTGATGTCAAAATAAACGAATGGTTTGGCCAATTTTACGATATGATCCAAAAAGCACTAGCTACACCTAATGCAATCACTATAGGTGAGTATTGGGCTAGTTTAGGAACTTTTATATATCTAGCAATGATATATGTCGCACTAGCAGTAGTGATAAGTTATTTTACTGCACACTTCTTATTTAGATGGAGAACTGCAATGGTAGAGTGGTATCATGCAGTATATGATAAAGCAAGAAAAATTGAAGGAGCGGCACAAAGGGTTCAAGAAGATACTATTAAGTTTTCCAGAATAATGGAATCACTTGGTACAAGTTTAATTGAATCAATTATGGTTATGGTACAGTTTGTACCTATATTATTTGGACTATCAGTAGGTATTCCTATCTTCTTCTTTGGAGATTGGCAGTACGGATTGATTACAGGTGCAATAGTATGGAGTGTTGGAGGCACTTTATTTTTAATAGGACTAGGATGGCTACTTAGACTCGTGGGTGTAGAATATGATCTACAAAAGAAAGAAGCGGCCTATAGAAAGATACTAGTTATAGCAGAAGATGACGATACTGTTAGACCAAAAAGAATAGATGAATTATTTGCAGACGTTAGAACAATTCACTTTAAATCATATATAAGATACTTATATTTTAATGTAGGCAGAATTGCTTATTTACAAGCTAATGTTTTATCTGCTTATGTATTTTTAGCACCAGCCATTGTTGCAGGTGTAGTAACACTTGGCGTTATGCAACAAATAATAAGAGCATTTGGAAGAGTAGAAGGGTCGTTGCAATATTTACTTAAAGCATGGCCTACAATTATTGAACTTGCAAGTGTATATAAACGTTTACGTGAATTTGAAAGACAAATCACTAAATAATCATATAGGAGATTTTATGAAACAAATTAGTCTATCCATAGGATCAGACCATAGAGGAATGAAACTAAAAGATCAAATATCAAAATGGTTAATACCAATTGATAGCGATATTGGAACTAGATTTAATATAGATCTATTTCATGATATTGGACCATACGACGATAAAAAGAAAGTTAACTATCCTAGAGTAGTTGAAACCTTTTTAAAAGATTATGCAACACCAGATAAAATAAAAGCAGGATGGCAAGTATACAATGCAGGTATACTTATATGTGGATCTGGTTTTGGTATGTCAATAGCAACTAACAGGCATCCGTTAATAAGGTCTGTAGTATGTAGAAGTGCAAAAGAAGCAGAAATGTCTCGTAAACATAATGACGCTAATGTATTATGTCTAGGTGCAGATTTTACAAGTTTTGCTCAAGCAAAGAAAATATGCGAAGCATTTTTTACTACTAAATTTGAAGGTGGTAGACATCTGACAAGAATAAAAAGTATAGGAAATTATTAATATGAAGATTTGCATCATAGGAGGCGGAACTACAGGATGGTGGGCCGCTGGTTACATAGAGCATAACTTTCCAGATTATGATATAACACTTATTGAAAGTAGTGATATACCAATAGTTGGCGTAGGTGAAAGTACACTTCCTATGATCAAAACTTTTTTTGATAGTTTTGGTATGCAAGAAGAAACATGGATGTCAAAATGTGATGCTATACACAAACATGGTAATATAAAACAAGGTTGGGATAAACCAGATGGTGATGAATTTAAATTTACATTTTGGTTTAATGATGATAATGTATTTGAAGATTGGTATAAGAAGTACAAAGCAGGTGAAGTTACAAAACATCAAATCAACGAAGAACTGTATGATGCCAAAGGTTGGAGAGCAGTAGCATATCATTTACACGCAGAAGAAGCAGGGCGTATAGTAAAAGAAAATTGTAAAAATGTAAAACATATTGTACAAACACTTGATAAAAGACCAGAGGGGTATGACTTATATATTGATTGTACAGGTTTCCGTAGACAATTTGTCAACGATAAAACTGAAGTAGAAATACATGAAAAGCATTTAGTTAATAGTGCTTGGGTTTGTCCATTTGAGCTAGATGAACATATTCCATATACTAGAAGTATAGCACGTGATTATGGTTGGCAATTTAAAATTGGATTAACTTCTCGTATTGGTACTGGTTATGTTTATAGTGATAAGCATATTAGTAATGAAGATGCACTAGAAGAGTTTAAAGATTATACAAAAGACTTAACACCATTTATGGGTAAACAACCACGTAATATTAAATGGAATCCTAATTGGTTAAAGAATCCATGGGCAGGCAATACGGTTGCTATAGGGCTTAGTCAAGGCTTTATTGACCCATTAGAATCAAATGCATTGTTTATGATACAATATAGTATTACGACGCTTGTAGAGTGCTTAAAACGCGAATATGACGCCAAAACTTACAATAGAATGATCAACAGAGTTTGGAAAGAAAACAGTGATTACATATTACATCACTATGCATTATCTAACAGAGACGATACAAGTTTCTGGAAAGAATATACAGATATGGATATGAGTGAAACTGTATGGGAACACTATAAAAAGACTGGAAACAAATATACTAATCTTTATCCCGATGCTATATGGGCAACACTAGCTCTTTACTACGATAATTTCAAGCATTTTTCCGGAAAATAATCAACAAAAAACAAAAAAAGATGTAAGTCCTTGATTTTTAAGGGTTTTTTTCTGCTGAATAAGGTTGACATATAAGACGTCTTACTGTAAACTGTAAGTATAGTTAGAAATAAAGGAGCAATAAATGAAATATAAACTTTTTCAAATTCACGTTACAAAAGCAGAGCATGATAAAATTAATGCTGAAGGTCATAATTCTGTAGAAAAGCATAAACTTAAACTTGATATGTCTTTCGCTAGAGATAATACTTCATCAATTGCTAAAGAAGCATTTGACAAAGGTTATTATACACACGTTTCAAATATTACAACTGAAAAAGGTCTTGAAGGTGTATTTGAAGTAGGTAATATTGGTCCAGAAGAAAATATTGAAAGACTTCACCCTATGTATTCAACTTCAGTAGGTGATATTGTTGTTGATCCTGAAGGTAACAAACACGTTGTTGCTAGTTTAGGTTTCCAAGAGGTAGTATAATGAAACTCCAACCTGAAGAAGTAGTTGAAGCTATTGCTCGTTTAGATCACGAAAGCAAACAAGAATTCGCAAACATCTTAGTAACTAAATGGTCCACACTTGCTGGTCATGTATCATCCATGATTGACCGAGAATTGCAAGATTTAGACGTAAACAACCATTTTTCTGCCAAAGATGATATATACAAAAAATAACTAAAGGAGATTTCTGATGGGACTATTAAAGTCCGCGAAAAGAAAGAAGCCAAGAGCTTCAGTATATCGCACACCTAAATCTAAACTACAAGAACCTAAATGGGATGGTTGGGAAGAATGGTCTGGTGAACAATTTCATCGAGCATCTAGTTCAGCTAATAGCTGGTATTATGAACATTATAAAACTAGTGAACTACAAGAACACATTTGGCCTTGGATGTTGGCTAATGGATATGATAAGCAACATATTCGTAAAGCTAAAGCAGGTGCAGTTCACCTATCAGCAGTAGTAGGTTATAATTGTAGACAGTTGACATTAGGTAAACCGGATTATAATGAAAAAGAAGATCAGTATTGGGATAGTTTACCAGGTACAATGGGTAAAATGCAACCCACATCTGATTTTTTACATAAACAAATTAAAAAAGCAATGATAGATGGAGAAGAAAAAGTAGAAGAAGCAGAAAAACAGAAAGCTGAAGAAGAACGTAAACTGGCTATAAAGAAACAGCCTAGTATACAAGACCGTCTTCATCATGCTTCTTTAGAAATGACATTGCCTATTGAAGAATTTTTAGATAGTTGGTATACTAATTATGATAAAAAAGCATTAGACGATTTTGATCCAGCTAAACTGTTTCGTAGACTGGGTGTAAAAACAGCTCATGCTAGAATTATAAGAAATTACTATACTCCTGGGTTGCAAGAAATGGAAGATTTAAATAGTCCTCCTACAAAAGCTCAACTTGATAAAATGGATGAAAAAGAAAAAGACATTGCAGAACAGTTACAAGAAGGATATGACCATTTAGATAGTAAACAAAAAAAATTAGCTCTACAATGTTTTAGAAAAATCGTTGATGCTTGTGATATACTAGAAGCTGAAGGAAAAGCTAATCGTAAAACACGTAAAGTTAGATTAAAAAGTCCAGAAGACATTGTTAAAAAACTTAAATTTAAACAAAGCGATACAACACATGGTTTGGCTAGTGTAGAACCTAGTAATATACCTTATACACGTATCTTAGTAGTGTTTAATACAAAGAATCGTAAGCTAGGAGCTTATTATGCTAAAAATGTAGACCCACTTAATGCTAGAAGACCTGGTACAGGGTTAAGTGTTAAAGGAACTACAATAACAGGTTATGATGAGACCAAAAGTATACAAATGACACTACGAAAACCAAGTGAATTCTTACCAGAAATCAAAAAAGCTACTAGACATAAGTTTGAGAAGCAATTTGAGACTCTCAAAACAACTCAAACCAAACTAAACGGTAGAATTAACAACGAGACCATCCTATTAGCCTGCTACGATAAGTAAAATCTGATAAATACAATACGTAGTAGGAGAAACTAACATATGGCGAATGCATTTAACAAACTTCAAAAAGAAATAGAACTTCGTATGGGTGGAGGAATGATTGATGTTGAGCTAGATCCGGAACATTATGAACTAGCAATAAACAAGTCATTACAAAAATACCGTCAACGTGCAGAAAATGCAGTTGAAGAGAGTCTAATGATTCTTGAAATGATTGAAGGTCAAGCAGAATACACATTACCAGAAGAAGTAATGGAAGTTAAAGACATTTACAGACGTACAACAGGCGTAAGCAGTGGTACTGGTAACGATATTGAGCCTTTCCAAGCGGCGTATCTAAATACATACCTATTAGGTAGTACACGTAATGGTGGATTATCAAGTTTTGATTTTTTACAACAAAATAGAGAAACAATGGGTAGACTTTTTGGTGCAGAATTATTGTTTACTTGGAGACCTCAAGATAAAAAGTTAATCCTACATAGAAAAATTAAAGCAGATGACAATGCAGTTCTGCATTGTTACAATTACAGACCAACTGAAAGTTTATTAGAAGACACTTATGCAAGTCCTTGGCTAAAAGACTATGCCTTTGCTCATGCTAAGATGATTTTATCAGAAGCAAGAGGTAAGTTTACTCAAATAGCAGGTCCACAAGGTGGAACTACAATGAACGCAGATCAATTAAGAGCTGATGCACAGGCTGAGATTGATAAACTTGAAACTGAACTAACATTATACAACGATGGTAGTACAGGTTTAGGTTTTGTAATAGGATAATCAAATGCAATTAGGCAAATACCACTGTACTATAGATGAGATTACGTATGACCGTAATGAGTTATTAGAATTTGTAAATCAACATAGACATAACATAATGCAATTTGGTGATTATATGCAATATCTATCTCCAGAAAAAAGAGAATTTAAAGGACGTGATGGTATGAATGCTATTGCAGTTCAAAAAACTGAAGGTAAAGATTTACTAGAATATCCTGTAGTGAAAAAATATGTGGATATGTTTAATTTTGCACAACCCATTGCTCCACGTGATATTGATTTACTACATTATGATCCAGGATACTCATTTCATCCACATACTGATCATTATATGTGGTGTGGTATAATGTTTCCTATTGAGCCAGAAGATGCAGGTGAGCCAATTAGTTTTTATAGTAGAGAAGGTCAAGAACCAGAACGTAATGTAAACTATGAAAAAAGAGGTTGGACTGACGAAGACATAGAATACAACCATTACTATAGTAATAAACACCCTACCCTTTTCAACGGAATGATTGTACATGGTGTTCCAAAGATATCTAGAGAGAGAATATACCTAAGAATTAAAGTCTTAGGAGAAAAGTTTGAAAACGTAGTAGAAAAACTAAAAAATAAAAACTTTGTGATTGACAATTAACCCAAAACTCATTATAATAATAGTATGAAAAAAGTAATAGGTATATGTGGCCTTATTGGTCATGGAAAAGATACAGCCGCAGGATTCCTAATTGAAGAAGGATTTCAAAGAGTAAGTTTTGCTGGAGTATTAAAAGATGCCTGTGCTAATATATTTGGTTGGGATAGAATACTTCTAGAAGGCAACACCACTGAAAGTAGAGCATTTAGAGAACAAACAGATGAATGGTGGAGTAAACGTTTAGATATACCTAACTTTACACCACGTTATGCACTTCAGTATGTTGGTACAGATGTATTAAGAACACATTTTCATCCAGACATATGGGTAGCGGCTTGTGAAAGACAAGTACAACAGACAGAAAAAAATGTAGTTATAAGTGATTGTAGATTTTTTAATGAACTTGATGCAATTCAAAACATGGGTGGCCGAACTGTAGTAGTATGGAGAGAAGAAAAACCAGAATGGTGGCACAATGCTTCAGAGCTAAATCATGCTAACTACAAAAAGAAATCAAATATGGTAGATAGTATGAAATCAAATTATCCAGATGTACACAAAAGTGAATGGAGCTGGGCAGGTTGGGATTTCGATTTACAATTAGATAATAACTCAACATTAGAATCATTTAAAACACAGACAATCAGTAAAATTATAGAATAAATACTATAAAGAAGGATTTATAGTATGGACAACTTAACTAAAGTTAAAGACTTTATTAACGATTGTAAACAGTATCAACATTATCAATTTTTAAAACCAGTACCAGATTATTTTGTTGGATGGCAAGAACATCCACGAGTAAAACGTGACTATTGTAAATGGATTATGACTGAATCAAATTGTCCTACATTATTACTTGATATAGAATTTCCACATAAAGAAGTAGCTAAAGAAGCTGAAGCATTATTAGATAGATATATTAAACATAGAGGAGATATACATCCTGGTTGGGCAAGTATTGCAGTACATGGACAAGGTTCTCAATATACTGATTCACCAGATGCTTATATAGAACAAGGAGTATTTACAAAAGAAGACAGTCCACCATTTGATTGGACCGATATAGCTGATCAATGTCCTGTAACTGTAGAGTGGTTAAAGAAATGGCCATTTGAGAAGTTACACAGATGTAGATTTATGTTGTTAGAACCAAATGGTTATATAAAACCACACGTAGATTTTAAACAAAGAAAATTAGCCGCATTCAATATAGCAATAACAAACCCAGACGGTGTAGAGTTTGCCATGCAAGACGCAGGACTAGTTCCGTGGAAACCCGGAGATGTAAGAGGAATAGACGTAGGTAGGCATCATTCAGTCATTAACAATAGTGATAAAAATAGAATACACATGATCGTTCACGGTCATTGGGGAGAAGGGTTTGAAGATCTAATTTGTCGTAGTTTTGATCGTCTATTAAGCACAATTAAAACATAATTTAACTCTGTAACCGGGGTTTTTACACGATTTTAAATAAATACTACATATAAGAGATTACTAAACAATTAGAATAATCTAATATTTTAAAAAGGAGCATATCATGGCAAATCTTGTTTCACCTGGCGTACAGGTAACAGTAACAGACGAATCAGTATACGGCCCAGCAGGCGCTGGTACGGTTCCAATGTTGTTTATTGCCACTGGTCAGGACAAGGTTGATCCAACCCTTACTGAGTCAGACGGCATAGCGAAATATACAAAGTCTGCTAATGCAAACAAGCCAATATTAGTTACATCACAGAGAGAATTAACTCAATACTTTGGTAATGTTGACTTCCGTAAGGTAAGTGGAACAGTACAACAAGGTGATGAAACTAACGAATATGGTTTATTAGCGGCATACTCATTCTTAGGTCAAGCCTCAGCGGCATACATCTCACGTGCAGATGTTGATTTAAATGAATTAAGACCGGCTTCATCAGAGCCAACAGGAGATCCAGCAAATTTAACATACTGGATTAAACCTTCAACTTCATCATTTGGTATTTGGAAGTATAGTACTGCAAATACTGCTTGGGAAGAACAAACTCCAACAGTTGAAATTACATCAAGTGGTGCACCTACTGCGTCAGTAGTAACAGGTGGATATCACGTTGTATTAGAAAATGGTTCAGCTGGAACAACAATAAAATATTTTGCGGCTAGTGGCGGAGCATGGGTTGATAACTTTGGCCCAACAATGGCACCACACTATTCAGCACCAAGTTCACCATCAGATGGTGACGTTTGGATTAAAACTACAAAACCAGGTGGTGGATTGGACTTAGACGTTCAATTATTTACAACATCAGCAGGTAACTTTGTTAAACAAAGTGTAGTTTATGTACAAGACACAGCACCGGCAGGTACAACTTCGGATGTATTTGCAGACGGTACTTCAGCAACTGCAAGAACATTAATTGATGGAGATATCTGGATGGATATTTCTTCAACTGATGCATCATTAATCTTAAACAGATATGATAGTATTGGAAATGGTTTTGATCAGGTTGCAACAGATCCATCAGTAGCAACTGGCGGTTATGTAATGGAAGTTAAAACAACAGAACCAGTAGGTGCACCAGTAAATGGTACACTATGGTTTGACCCAGATGTAAATGAATTAGCAGTTTACGAAGTAGTAAGCGATTCAGGAACACAAAAATGGCAAAGAGCATCAGACGTACAATACGTTACAACTGCACCAACAACAGATGGTTCAGGCGGTTCTTTATCAGCAGGTGACTATTGGATAGATACAGATGCTTCAGGGTATCCTGTAATTTACAGACACAATGGTACTGCTTGGGTAGCAAAAGATAAAGCAGATCAATCAACTGCGGCAGGCGTAGTATTTGGAGATATTACTGCAAATGATACGACAGCAGGCGCATTTGAAGCAACTCTATTAGCAGGTGCACCAGATCCATTAACACACCCAGTAGGAATTACTGGACTTAATATGTGTAGATCAGGTGGAACAGTTAGAGAATATAATTCAGCTCTAACTACAACTTGGAAATGGAGAAACAAAGCAGGTAATCAAGCAGATGGCAGTGGTTCATTTGGTAGAATTGCACAAAGAAAAGTAGTAGTAACAGCTATGCAGGCTTCGGCAGGTGTAAGTGAACTACAACAAGATACAATTCAATTCCGTTTACTTGCGGCACCAGGTTATCCTGAACTATATGATGAAATGGTTTCATTGAACAGTAATAGAGATGAAACTGCATTTATCATTGTTGATGCACCATTCCGTTTAAATCCAACAGAAGCAGTATCTTGGATTCAAGGAACAGGCGCAACTACAAATGGTGAAAACGGCCTAGTAACAAAGAATACTTACTCAGCAGTTTATTATCCACACGCATACACAACTAATCCTGTAACAGGTGATAACGTTGTAGCACCAGCATCACACATTGCATTATACACTTATGCGTATAGTGACAATGTATCATTTCAATGGTTTGCACCAGCTGGTCTAACACGTGGTGTTGTACAAAATGCATCAAATGTTGGATACTTAAATAGCGAAGATGAGTTTGTGTCACTAGCAGTAACTCAAGGTCAAAGAGACTCAATGTATGATAAAAAATTAAACCCAATAGCTAAATTTCCTGCAGAAGGTGTTGTAGTATTTGGACAAAAATCATTACACGCGAGTGCCTCAGCATTAGACAGAGTTAATGTTGCTAGATTAACAGCTTACCTAAGAGAACGTTTTGCAGTTATTTCAAGACCGTTCTTGTTTGAGCCAAATGATACTAGTACTAGAGCAAATGCTAAACAAGTATTTGACGGTTTCCTAGCTAATATTTTACAACAACGTGGAATATATGACTTTGCAGTAGTTTGTGATACAACAAACAATACGCCGGCTAGAATAGACGCCAATGAATTTTACATTGATGTTGCTATTGAGCCAACTAAAGCGGCAGAGTTTATTTACATTCCAATTAGAATTGTAAACACTGGCGAATTAAGCTAATAAGACACTTACAATAATAAATTAAAGGGCTACTATTTTTTAATAGTAGCCTTTTTCTTTTAGTACTTTCTGATAAATACTAATGCAAATTGCAATGCATTGTAGTTCAGATGGACTACAGTTTTTTTTAAAAATTAAAAAGGACAATACCATGGTAAAAATAGAACAAAACAAAATCATCGCTACTCCAGTTTCTGAAGGATTAACTTTTAATCCAGCGAAGACAACTGATATGGCGTTTGATACAAACTTCCTTTTTGGTTCAGCAGGTGACATCATTGAATTAGATGCGTGGGTACCTAACAACGCAGTCGAGCAAATTGATGCTATGAATGCTGACCCAGCAAAAATTCTACGTTCTCGTGTAAGTGGCGATTATAATGGTCCTAAAGAAGGTCATGAATATAGTGTAATTCCAGAAAATTGGGATTTACCAGCACACACAGAATCACTAGGTTGTTTAATTTACAACAAAGGTGATTATCTTGCACCACATAGAGATAAGTGGAGACAAGTAACTCCAGACGGAATAACAGGCGATTCATTTAGAATGATTTGCCATTTAAATCATACTAATTCTGCAGAATTTCATTTTGTAGTTGACGGTAAAATTTTCAAACCAGAAGCACGTAGATGGTATGCAATTAACACAAGAAAAGTTCATTATGGATTTTCTTTTGTTGATGGTGTATATCACTTATCGTGTGCATTAAGTCTCGATGACAATTTACGTGCAAACACAGTAGAATGGTTATTAGACAAATTACCATATGCTCACCCAGCAACAGACCGTAAGGGTGTTGACTGTGCAAGAAACTAAGGAGAACTAAAATGGCCGATGAATTTAGATTTAGAATCAGAAAAGCCCCAGGTAATCCTCACGCATCAGTTGACGCTTTTAAAGCATCTCCTGCATTTACTACAATCACAAATGCAGTAGCAGGAAAACCTGAATCAGTAGGTACTGTATATGTTTCATATAAATTATATGAAGGATCAGTATGGGTAAGATATGATTTTGACGACGAAGATGCAAGACTAGCATTTAGACAATACATACTAGACGCTGGCATTGATCTTGGCGATACTCCGGGTAGATTAGGAATGGATCACGAGTCCTTCCCTACATACGGATTTTTAGCATAATATTATTACACAATTTGGCAGGTTACAACTAGTAGCCTGTCAAATTACCTAAAAATAGGCTTCTTTTACTGAAGCCTATCTTTTTGAACACTGATTTGATAAATACAATATAAGATAAACAATACTACAGTAGTATATAGGAGAAATAAAATGGCTGTAATTACAAATTTTGGAGTACCAACAGACTCTTCAGCAGGAACAACTTTAATGCCTAAATTAAGTTATAGGTTCAGAGTTACCTTTGAAGATCTTGGTGGTGCAACATCAACAGATGAAGTAACTCAGAACGTTATTAGTGCAGGCAGACCGTCAATGACACATGAAGAAGTCGTAGTAGATTCTTACAACTCAAAAATGTATCTTGCAGGTAAACACGCCTGGGAACCAATTTCAATCGTATTCAGAGATGACATGAAATCAAATGTTATTAAGAAAATTGGTAACCAATTAAATAGACAAGTTGACCATGCAGATCAACACAGTTCAATTTCAGGTAATGCATATAAATTTGGTGTAACATTAGAAACACTAGATGGTGCAAATGGTAGTACATCACCAACTGTATTTGATAAGTGGGAATTGCAAGGTTGTTATATTGCTAACGTTCAGTACGGTGATCTAAACTATGCAGATTCAACAATGATCCAAGTAACTATCCAATTAAGATATGATAGTGCGGTTCATTCAATCGATGGTAACGACGCATTAAGTGAAAAATCTGCATCTAGCGACTCAGCACAATCTGGCGCTACTAGATAACAGATAGGAACCACTGATGGCAATCGGCGACTCAGCATATAAAGTCTATAGTCAAGATCAGCGAAGAGGTGAAATCGACGCAGTACCAAGAAATAAATATTCTTTTACTGTTTCATTAAATTATATAGACAGCCCAACTCCGTTGAGTCTTGTTAGAATTGCAAACGTGCAGATACCAACCTATGTTTATAGGTCGCAAACACTGAATGCATATAACGCAAAGAAAACTGTTCTTACTGGTATTGATTATACTCCTATAACTCTTACCGCATATGATACTAAAGACGCAGTTTTAGAAAAGTTTTTAAAAGACTATACAGCTCATTATGTTGATGGTCCTTTAAACAACGACGATTATAGTGCATTCTTAACTAATCCAAAAGGAATTAAAACTCCTGAATCTAGAAACTTTATAAGAAGCATAATTATTACTAGAAAAGATGCAAAAAATCTAGAAAACGTTATTGAAATATATAATCCATACATTACAAATATTGATGCTGATACATTAGATTATTCAGATAGTTCTCCAGCAATTTATAGACTTACATTTACATATGAAGGTTTTAAAATTTTAAGTGAAGGTCAAGCTACAACAGAAGCTGAAATATTACAAGCAGAAGAATTTGCAAATGCGGCTACTGCTGATGATGGATTTGTAGAAGTTGATGACTTTGCAGAGTATGAAGTTGATAAAAATGATGCTGAAAATATTGAAGACTTAAAAACAACAGGTAAAGTAACTAGTAATCAGAAACAGTTAAAAGAGTTACCGGATGTTAATGAAACTTCTAATCCAGACAACCTAAAGAGATTTAAAGGTAAACTCAAGACAGGTGAAGCAATTAGAAACATTAATGGAGTATCATATATAGTACCTGCACCAATTAAAAGATAATAAGGTTAGGTAAATGAAAAAATTTCAACAAGGACAATACACACCTAGTAACCCAGCTAAATACTTAGGTAAAAGAGTTCCAAAGTACAGAAGTGGATGGGAACTTGCAGTTATGCGAATGTGTGATAATCATCCTTCTATATTAGGTTGGGGTAGTGAAACACACAGAATTCCATATAAGAATCCACTTACTGGTAAACAGAGTACATATGTGCCAGACTTGCTAATTGTCTATAAAGATAAAAAAGGTACAAACCACGCAGAGTTTGTAGAGATAAAACCAGCAAGTCAAACATTAGGTGAAGCAAAAACACAGGCACAAAAAGCGGCGGCAGTAGTTAATCACGAAAAGTGGAAAGCGGCTAATGCATACTGCAAAGCTAAAGGCATGGGTTTTAGAGTAATAACTGAAAAACAAATCTTTAATAAACCGCAGAATTCTAAAAGGAAACGAAAATGACAAAAAAATTAGAGGAAGAATTAAACTTACCAAGTTTGGAAGAATTACTTCCTGACGATGAACCTGAAAAAGCACCAACTGCTGACGAAATTAAACAAGAAATTGAAAAGTATAAAGGCGACCTAAGTATGGTTGAAAGAGCAGATGCGGCACTACCAACAGTAGAAGGTTTAGAACAACTAGATAGAGAAATGGATGAATATGCAGGTAAAGCAATGGATACATTTGAAGATTTAGTTGATCTTGGTAAAAATGTTGAAGACAGACACGCGGCTCCTATATTTGATAGTGCAAGTAAAATGTTAACTGCGGCACTACAGGCTAAAGAAGCTAAAATGACTAAAAAGATGAAAATGATAGAATTACAAATGCGTCAAGCTAGACTTATTAAAGATAGCGAAAAAATAGATGCATATGTGCAGGCTAGACGCAGAGAAGCAGGATTAGATGAAGAAGAAATAGCCGAAGGACGTATTATTGGCGATAGAACTGCAATGTTGGCAGAAATTATGAAAAATCTTCCTGAAAATGATAAATAGTATTATAGGAGAAATACGTAATGAAGACGTTTAAAGAATATTTAACAGAATCTAAAAAATCATGGAAGTTTAAAATTAAAACTGTACATGAACTTACCGACGAACAATGTGATCGTATTGAGAAGCACCTTACAAAGTATGACTCAACAGGACTTGGTGCTGTGAAGAAAACAATACTACAAAGTGCACCACGTGATTTCCCTAATCATAAAGGATATGAAGTATTTACATATGAATTTGAAACTGATAGAGTAGCAAGTGGATGGCAAATACAAAATGATATCCGTAATATGATGGGAGTATCGCATACAGGCTTTAAAGTAAAAGGCGAACACGAACCGGATGAAGAAATTCCAGCAGGTAAGCAAGAAGAATATAAAGTTAAGTTAGCAGATGAAAAATATTCAGAACAAGAAAAAGTCGACCATAAAGATCATTATGGTGAAGATCATAAATCGAAATTTATTGAAGAACTTTTAAAGTTACGTAAGAAAGACCAAAAGGAGAATGGACAATGAGTGATTTAGATAGATTACTAAAGCTGTCTGGAATGAACGCTCAGAACCAGACTCAAGAAACAGATAATAGAGAATTCAAAGAAGCCGTAGGTGAGTTTGCAAAACCAATTTATGATTTAATTGATGAATTAGGTGCAGATGCTAATAACCCAGTATTAGATGAATTAATCAGATATATGAGCGGCGATCAAATTAAAGATTTTGTAGCAGATTTTAGACGTCATCATGAAATGAATGATACAGAAGAGTCAGTTGAACCAACTGAACCATCAACAGAAGAAGGTAATAAATTTTCAGGCGAATTAGCACAAGCAAAAAAAGATGGCGAAGATGAGTTTGAAGTAGATGGTGAAAAATATAAAGTTAAAAAAGAAGAATTTATTGATGATTTAGAAGAAGATGATTTAGAAGAAATTACTGATAAACAAAAAACATTACCACCAGCATTACAAAAAGCTATTAAAGACAAAGAAGAAAAAGAAGCTAAAAAAGATGAATCAGTAGAAGAAATTGAAGAAGCAACTGGTAAATGCGAAGACTGTGGTTGTATTATAGACAACCCTAAACCAGGTTGCGATTGCCCAAATGATGCACATGACGCAAGTCAAGACAACTGGGTTAAAGAAGCAAACAGATTAAGAGAGCTTTCAGGAATGTCTTCAATTGAAGAAGAAACTCCAGTAGAAGAAGTTCCAGTAGAAGAAGTTCCAGCAGAAGAAACTCCAGCAGAAGAAGCACCAGTACAAGAAGCAAATAAATCTATTCCAGTTAATAAATTAATTCCATTAGCAGGAGATAGTATCTGGGATAAAGAAGGTGAAAACCCAAAACAAGTTAAAGTAGATTCAATTACTATTATGAATCCATATGAAGATGGCGGATATATGAACGACGAAGAAGACGATAGTTATAGATCAGTAACCGTTGAACATGATGGACCTTGGGACATCTACACAGACTCAGGTTTTGAAAAAGCAATTTCTGAACTAGTTGGTTTTGAAGTAGGCTTTACAGAACAAGGTATGCAAGAAGACGGTTTAGCTAGTATGGAAGGTATGATGAATGATAGTATCAAATCAGAAGCTTTCGCAAACTACAAACCAAACAGATTTAAAGATATGCCAAAAGGCATGAATGAAGAAGATAAAGTAGAAAAAGAAGAAGAAACAATTGAAGAGGCTCCAACCATGGATACAACACAACTAATTACACTTCTTAAAAATTCAGGTTTAACTGAAGCTGAGATCAAACAAAGAGTTGACGAGTGGGCAAACACACCAGAAGTAGGTGCATCAGAAGACAAAGAAACTAGTCATGGTGAACCATATGAGAATTTTGCACAATCAGTTAATTTAAGTTTGAAAAAATACTTAGATGCAGAAGATTTCAAAGTAGGCTTAAAAGAACATAAAGTTGAAGATATCAAAGAAGCATATAAGAAGTCAAAAAAAGATAAAAAAGACAAGAAATAACATTTTCCCTCCCGAAAAATAACCGTGCGGTGTATTAACTGCACGGTTAATTCATATAAATACAATGCAGGAGGATTAACGTGGCAGTAGACACAAAATTAACCAAAACCCCTTATAGAAAAGAAAAATATACAGAAGCTCAACTTACTGAGTTAGCTAGATGTGCCAATGACCCAAAATATTTTATGAGGGAGCATTGTTATATTCAACATCCTACTCAAGGACGTCTAAAATTTGATCTATATAATTTTCAAGACGAGCTAGTAGACGTATATCATAAAAATAGATACAGTATTAGTATGTTAGCCAGACAAATGGGTAAGAGTACCTGTGCGGCAGGTTACCTGTTATGGTATGCTATGTTTAATCCTGATCAAACAATTTTAGTAGCGGCACACAAATATGCAGGTGCTAGTGAAATTATGCAACGTGTTAGATTTGCATACGAAACACTTCCAGACTTTATACGTGCTGGTGTAACAAGTTACAATAAAGGTAGTTTAGAGTTTGATAACGGTAGTCGTATTATTGCACAGTCAACAACAGAAAACACAGGTAGAGGTTTATCTATTTCATTAGTATACTTAGACGAGTTTGCATTTGTTAGACCAAACATAGCTAAAGAGTTTTGGACCTCACTTTCACCTACACTAGCAACAGGTGGTAAATGTATTATTACAAGTACACCAAACATGGATGACGATCAGTTTGCACAAATTTGGCGAGACTCATTAAAGAATCAAGATGAATTTGGAAACGAAACTGCTACTGGTATAAATGGATTTGCTCATTATCAAGCAACTTGGGAAGCTCACCCAGATAGAGATGAAGATTGGGCTGAAGTTGAATTAGGAAAAATTGGCGAAGAAAGATTTAGACGTGAACATAAATGTGAATTTATTGCATTTGATGAAACACTAATTGATAGTATTAGACTTGCAAATATGGAAGCAAGGGACCCTTACGCAACAGCAGGTCAAGTTAGGTGGTATGCACCATTAGCAAAAGGTAAACTTTATATGATAGCATTGGATCCAAGTTTAGGCACAGGAGGAGATAATAGTGCTATACAAGTTTATCAAATGCCAGGAATGAAACAAATGGCAGAGTGGATGCACAATAGAACTACTGTACAAGGACAGATTAAAATTTTACGTGAGATTGCACAATACATTGAAAGTGAAACAAATAACGATTGTGAAATATATTATAGCATGGAAAATAATACACTTGGTGAAGCGGCTCTGGTTACAGTAGAAGAACAAGGAGAAGAAAACTTTCCTGGTACATTTTTAACTGAAACAAGACAGCATGGAAATGCTAGAAGATACAGAAGAGGCTTTACTACAACACATAAATCAAAAATATCAGCTTGTGCTAAACTAAAGCATTGGATTGAAACTGATAAGTTAGAGGTAGCAAGTAAGCCTCTATTAAGAGAATTAAAAACATTTATAGCTAGAGGAAATAGCTATTCAGCTAAAGATGGCGAAAATGATGACTTGGTAATGTCATTAGTATTAATAGTACGTATGAGTATGGAAGTATCAAAATACGAAGAAAGTGCATTTGAATACCTTAATGACGACTTTGAAGATGATGACGGTATGGAACCAATGCCATTTAGCCTACTATAATGCTTAAAATGATAAATACATTAAAGGATAACTAAACAATGGAATTATCGACAGAAATTTTTAATATACTAAAAGGCGCTAATATCAAATTAAAACTTTTTGATGCAATGGGTGCTAAAACACTAGATCCTGAATCAGCATCTAGATTTTATGCATACGAAGATGACTTTTTAGTAACAAAAAGAATTGAAAATGAAGATACTGAAATTGTAGTTCAAGCAGGTGCAGACTTTAGTTTTGATAAAAACAAAGCCATGCTTGACAGTATAAAGAAAGCAGGACATAACGCCATGGCAGAATATAACGTAAGAAAATTTGATAAAAACATAGTTCCAAAAGACTTTGTAGCTGAAGGCTATGAAAAAACTTGTTTAAATACTATTAAAGATGCAGGACTAGATGGTTTCTTTAATAATGGAACATTATACATTGAAGGTGGTAAAGCTGATGTACAATCAGCTAGAGAAGCTATACAAGCTGAACCAGATATTTACAAAGCACCACCTATTGCTAAAGATACAGACTATTATGGAATGAATGATTTTACTGAAACAGTAAATGAAGCATATAGAAAAGCAACAGGTACATTAAAATCAAGTTATGTTATGTTTCCAGAATCAACAAGATTAGTTATCAGACACAATAAAGCAGTAGATGAAGAAGTACGTGGTAGTAGATCACGTAACATCAAAGGCTTGTTTATTGAAAATTCAACAGGTGAAAGATTTAAATTCCCATACAAATATTTAAATGGTGCAAAAGCTATGGCCAACCATGTAAGTCATGGTGGTACACCATATGATGCAATTGGTGAATCAATTTTACAACTTTGTGAAGAAATAGCTCAAGTGAATACATTTGTTAAACACGTTCGTTCAAACAAATTAGTTAACGAAACTAACGAAAAAATTGTAGAAACTTGTAAGAGCAAATTAAAAGGTTTAAAACATACTATAGAAAGTTTACAAACATCAAAAGGTTACAGTAATTTTGAAGCTAAAACTCCAATCGTTGAAAATTCAGATAAACCGGTTGACATTGCGGATAAATTCATGTACAATACGTTTAAGAATGCAGATATGAATGCAGTTCTTGAAACAATAGCTCGTATAGTAAAGGAAGCAGATTCTATGGATGATATGGTTAATGACGCAATTATGAAGTTATACGGAATGATCAAAGATAAAGTTGATTTTAAACTTAATATTGATCCAGCAGATCCGGATCATCCAGATAACGAAGATCCTATTAAATACTCAGGTGGAATGGGTGCTCAAGCAAAATTAAGTAGTTTACTATCTTACCTTGCTATGAACAGTAAGAATGATGAAGCATTTAACCATTTAAGTTTAATTGGTAGCGAATTACATCGTTTACCACAACAAAAACTTAGTCTGGTAAACAAAATGGCTATATTCTTAGACAAGCATTATAAAGCACCGTCTAAAGAACAAGCACCAGCTGAAAGCATAGTAGAATCATCGGTAAAAAGTTTACGTAGAAAAGTTGCGTAAAAAGTACTTGACAGTAAGTACTATAAACTGTATACTGTACAGGCTAACAAAGGCAAACGTAATCAATAGATTACACTAAAAAGTTAACACAGAGTTAACTTACTATTATAGGCTAATAAAGGAGATACATTATGGCATCTTTAGCAGATATCCGTGCTAAATTACAGGCACAAGAAACAAAGAGCACAAGCTCTAACATGGCGTCAGATAACGCCATCTTCGCTCACTGGAACATACCAGAGGGCACATCAGCAACACTTAGATTCTTACCAGACGCAGACGAGAACAATACTTTCTTTTGGAAAGAAAGACAAATGATTCGTTTGAGTTTTCCTGGTGTAAAGGGTCAAGACGAAACTAAACCAGTAACAGTACAGGTTCCGTGTGTGGAAATGTGGGGAGAACAATGCCCAGTTCATGCAGAAATCCGTCCTTGGTTTAAAGATACGACTATGGAAGATATGGGTCGTAAATATTGGAAAAAACGTTCATACATTTTCCAAGGTTTTGTAACTGCAAGTGATATGCAGGAAGACAGTCTTCCAGAAAATCCAATCAGACGATTTGTTATTTCACCTCAGATTTATAAAATTATCAGCTCAGCATTAATGGATCCTGAATTTCAGGAGATACCAACTGATTACGAAGCAGGTACTGATTTCACAGTTAAGAAATCTACCAAAGGTCAGTATGCTGATTATTCAACATCTAATTGGGCTCGTAGAGAACGTAGTCTAGATCAAGCAGAACGTGATGCTATTGCAAAACACGGTTTGTTTAATCTAAATGACTTCCTTCCTAAGAAGCCAGATGCAGAATCGCTAAATGCAATTTTTGAAATGTTTGAAGCGAGTGTAGATGGACAACTATATGATCCAGAACGTTTTGGTTCTTATTATCGTCCATATGGTGTAGATGCACCAAGTGGTAGTTCACCTAAGCCAGAAGCTAAGGTAGTTGAAACTACTGCTAGTACACCGCAACCAGCACCGCAACCGGCGCCAGTAGCACCCGTTGCTCCAACGCCAGCACCAGCGGCACCAGTAGTTAACAAGGAACCAGAAATGGCAACTGCTACTGCGGCACCAGCAGGTGATGCACCGAGTGCTCAAGACATTTTAGCGGCTATTAGAAATAGAAAGCAGTAATTAAATCTAGAGTGTAGCTTCGGCTACACTCTTTTAACAAGGAGAAAAAACATATGGCAAAACCATTTGACGTAAGTAAATTCCGTAAGAGTATTACAAAGTCAGTTCCAGGTCTTTCAGTAGGCTTTAATGATCCTGACACTTGGATATCTACAGGAAATTATACATTAAATAAACTTATCAGTGATGACTTTCATAAAGGTATTCCACTTGGTAAGGTAACAGTACTTGCAGGAGAATCAGGTGCTGGTAAATCATTTATTGCGGCAGGAAATGTTGTAAAAAATGCACAAGACCAAGGCATATTTGTTATTCTAATTGATAGTGAGAATGCACTAGATGAGAAATGGCTACACGCCTTGGACGTAAATACAGATCCAGATAAACTACTAAAACTAAACATGAGTATGATTGATGATGTTGCTAAAACAGTTAGTGACTTTATGAGAGATTACAAAGCAGAATATGCTGAAAAAGAAAAAGAAGAAAGACCTAAGGTGTTGTTTGTTGTAGATAGTTTGGGTATGTTGTTAACACCAACAGATGTTGATCAGTTTCAAAAAGGTGATATGAAAGGTGACATGGGTCGTAAGCCTAAAGCACTAACATCACTTGTTAGAAATACTGTTAATATGTTTGGTGAATATAATGTTGGTATGTTGTGTACTAACCATACATATGCATCGCAAGATATGTTTGATCCAGATGATAAAATATCAGGTGGACAAGGCTTTATCTATGCAAGTAGTATTGTTATTGCAATGCGTAAACTCAAATTAAAAGTTGATGCAGACGGTAATAAGACCAGTGAAGTACATGGTATTAGAGCGGCCTGTAAAGTAATGAAAACAAGATATAGTAAACCATTTGAAAGTGTACAAGTTGAAATTCCTTATGAAACAGGAATGAGTCCACACAGTGGTTTAGTAGACTTCTTTGAAGGTAAAGGTGCCCTCAAAAAAACTGGAAACAGATTAGAATATACTAGTCCTGTTACAGGAGAAGTAGTAACAAAGTTCCGTAAGGCTTGGGCAAGTAATGAAGCAGATCACTTGGATCTAGTTATGTCGGAATGGGATAAGCAACCTCAAGATGTGCAAGATGCACTTCCAGAACAAGAAGCACCTGAAGTAACAGAGGAGTAAAGATGAATATAACAGATGGAGACTTTGAATTATTGTTTAATCTGTATGATGAAGCTAAAGAATTTATTAGTGAAAAGGATAAACCTGAATTTGCTAATAAATTCGTTTATCATCTAGCTGACTATGGTTTTGAAATTAAAACTGCGGCAAAAGAAATAGCTGATCATTGTGATTACCTTGCAGATGCAATGGACGAATATATAGAAAACAACGATGATGATGAAGATCCGTATGATGACTATAGTGAAGGCTATAGTGATGATGACGATGAGCAATATTAATTATGAGTGTATGGTATCGTAAAGTAACTGCAAATTTAAGCGAGATAGTTGAAACTATTTCTCATTTTGAGAAAGAAATTGATCAAGCTCGTTTTGAATGTGGAATGAAAGGCAATCTCGAAAAGCATAGTAGAGAGATGCCTGGTGTTGTGGAGCATAGATTTAATCAGTTACAGGAAGTAGAAGCAATACTAGAGTTTCTCAATACTGAAATGAGAAAACTACGTGCTAAAACGTTCAGAAAATACTTGGAAAATTATAATAAAGCATTAAGCAGTAGAGATGCAGAAAAGTATGTGGATGGAGAACAAGAAGTGGTTGATTTGCAGTACCTAATCAATGATTTTAGTTTAGTACGTAATCGATACATAGGAATTATTAAGGCTTTAGAAGCTAAAGGATTTCAAATAAACAACATAGTTAAGCTAAGAGCGGCTGGTTTAGAAGATATTTCGTTATAACGCCATATTATTGGTTGACAAAAATTTTTTTAAGCCGTATAATTAACGTATAGATTGTAAAAACCAACAGGGCGGACATCCCAAACACAGGAGCAAACTATGCCAAAAAATTTATTTAATAATATCACTACATTAGATGTGATGTGTGCTTCTGTTGAAGTATACAAGTCACAAGGATTCATTAAAAGTGGACATGGTTATACAGATACTGATCATGCGAGTGGTGAACCAGTAAAAATAGATGATAATAAAACTATGATGTTATCTCTATTAAAAGCAAAAGATGCTGGTAAAACAAATTTCACAACAGAAACTGTAGAAGAAGCTAATAATCTAATTAATAGTATTAATGGTAAATTAATGCTAAAAAAGATGACAAATACTCTTAACAATTTTGAGAGCAATGTTGTTAAAGCATTATCAGAAGCTGACGTGAATAAGTTTTCAATAAGCATTATTGCAAGTTTACCACATAGTGTTAGTATTGACAAAAAACGTGAAGTTATTGCAGATCGTATGTCAGGTCTAAAACACAGTAGCCAATATTTTGGTGAAAAAGGTAAACGTTTTGATATTGATGTAGAAGTACTTGATGTTAAATTTATTCAAACTAGTAATGTCTATATGATTTCTACTTGTTATGCAGAAAAAGATATTGTTAAGTTTTGGTGGAGAGATCAACCAGATATTAGTGATATTATTGCTAACAAAACTATTAAGATTCGTGCTACAGTTAACAAGCATGAACTATCTAAATATACAGGTGCTAAAGAAACTATGGTAAACCGTGTTAAAATTTTAAGTATTGCATAATGGTTGATATACTTATAAAATCTGTTGTAGGTGGATTACTAATTGGTATAGTAAGTACATTAGCACAAAAGAATCCAACAGCCGGTGCATTTATAATGGGAATACCATTGGTAAGTTTTATTACATTGGTAATTATGCATTATAGTGGAGTAGATTTTCAAACTTTAAAAACATTTAGTTATCAAACCGTATACTTTGTATTGGTAAGCCTAGTTTTCTTTCCTTTATTCATTTGGTTTTATCCAGGTGGATTTTGGGTAGCACTTATTTCTAGTGCAACAGGTGTTGGTATAATGATGGCAATCCTAGCAAAAATAATTGCTTGACATATTTCGCATTTTATTATATAGTAATAGTTAATTTAATTATTAAATTAA